CTCACTCTGGGTAAGAAACCAGGTACCTACGAACTCATCTGTTTGGATACTTCGGAAATCTCGGTCCAGATGATGGCCCTCAAAAATTACGGTTACCAATGGTATGTCCGCCCTGAGAACTTTGTGTTAGTATTCAGGTCTTCTCACAATGTTAATGGTAACTCCAAACGGAGCCAACCTAAGACTTAAAGATAGGAACGTCTCCTGTCCGATGAACTCGTATCCTTTATAAGGAGGTAGAGCATGTTGTTGTTACAACATCATCAGGATGGGTTGTTTAGACGTTTATCTGTTATTGGAATTCCCAAATACATCATATCACCATTAATTGGTGATATGGTTAAATGGGAATCCTGTTCGGGAGTGGAATGGACTATCAAAAGACTGAAAAGTCTTAAGATAGATCTAATCCGCCACAAGGCTGGGCTTCCTCCGCTGACTTGGGTTCGTAAGAACCGAAGAGGCGAGGTCGCTGGTCATCTCGGGTCATTATTCCGTTGGTCAGAGAAATCTGACAGGAACTTTTCCCGTTCTGTGCAAGCCCTTATGGGCTACACCTTCTACATCCATGGCTCACTAACTGAGTCCCAGGAGCAGAAGTTTCTCAGTGGAATTAATCCACTAGAGAAAGAAGACCTACCAAAATCCTTCCTCAAGGATTTTGGCCAGTTTGTTTCGAACATTACGGTGAGGCGAAACATTGAGAAAATGTCTCGTCCTCTAGTGACGTACAGGGGATCTCCTACGAAAAAGGCACCTCGCCTTTTCGGAAAGAGGTCCGTTCCACAGTCAGAGGATATCTTGAGTGATCTTGATATCTTCAACACTACGGACGGTCTTTTCCTGTATTCCAAGTACAAACGTCTTTACTCTCCGCTTTTGGCGGGTTGTAAAGTACGCAGAACCTATTTGGATAATGTCTCTGAAAATATTCAGAAGCAGAACCTTGATAGGGCTGTCTCCACACCTTATGGTGGGGAGGTACATTTTCTCCAAGAACCTGGTGGAAAGTTGCGATCTATCGCTTCCCCCCTCCGGATTCATCAAGAAGCCTTACGGCCTCTGGCGGAGTCTTTGTACGACTTGGTTAAGTCACTACCTTGGGATTGCACTCATGACCAAATGAGCGCAGTTCCTTACATCCAAGCTCACCTTGGCAAAGGTGGTCAAGTTCACAGTGTCGATTTGTCATCGGCCACTGATCTATTTCCACTATCAGTACAGGAGACAGCACTTCGTGCTATTTTCGGTTCTGCTTCCCAGGATCATATTGATCTCTTTGTAGAGATCTCTAGGAGCCGATGGAAGTCCCCTATTGGGGAAGTGAAATGGACGAAAGGTCAACCCTTGGGATTATTCCCTAGTTTTGCTTCTTTCACCTTGACTCATGGATTGTTACTATACTACTTGGCTGATGGTGATTATCACAATCAGTTTTTCGTAGTGGGTGACGATGTAGTTATCCTAGACGATAGTCTAAGGGATAAGTACATTTCCATGTTAGCGAGGATGCGTTGTCCTTGGTCTCCAGATAAGTCAATCTCTTCTGACAAACTCTCAGAGTTTGCTGGAAAGATTATCACTGAAACTATGGTAATACCACAGTTGAAGTGGAGGAGGATGTCAGATGACAGCTTCCTTGACATATGTAGGTTACTAGGACGGCGGAGCCGTTGTCTATTATCCAATCGACAAAAACGTGTGTTTGACCAAGTGGCTCACCTCGGTGAACCAATTGGACTCAATTTCTCCTTACCAGATGACAACCTGGAAAAGATGATTGAGAGGACACTCGATTTTTATCAACCGGATAAAACAGTCTTAGGATCCCTTATGGGCCTAAGAAGGAAGCTAAACAAACTTGTTTATACTTCCTCAGAGCAACTAGAATCTCTTGAGATTCAAGCTATCTCTGCAACCTTCGACGAGAAGGTTAAGACAGTATTCCAGGAAACCTTGTTTCACAGATGGGATTTTCTCAATCTCATAGGTGTTGAAGCGTTTGCTGGTATACCCGAGGCTCTAGAACTGGATTCCAGATTACCTCTTCAGGTGAAGAATGACTCGCGTCAAACTACACTCGGAAGGTATGAGGAACTCCTCCGTATACAACAGAAGAACTCTTAAC